CGTACTGCAGTCAAGCTTGAAGACAAGGTTATTGATCTTGCGTATGAGATGGGTGACTTGGAAGGTTTGTCGGCGGCAGATGTCAAGCAGTACATTCGTTATCTCGCAGACAGACGACTATTGCAACTTGGTCTCAAGACAAACTGGAAGGTTAAGGAGAACCCTCTACCGTGGATGGAGGAGATTCTTGGAGGTAGCTCTATGAGTAACTTCTTTGAGAAGCGAGTGACTGATTATAATGCACATGGTTTAAAAGGAGATGATTGGGGATGGTAGTACAGTTTAGCTTTTGGCACGTCTTCGGATTGTCTGTTGAGTCTGTGGAAGCACAGCCTGTGTATGGACATCAGCGCGGGGAATCAGAAGAAGACGCTACGATTTATTTCTTTGATGGTTATATTTTTAACATACCATTTGTAAAGATTATGGTTGGCACTGTCTACGGACTTGCTGACGACTGAACCACCCTCCAGTGGATTGCCCCCGCAAGGGGGCTTTTTTATTGCTTGAGTTCGACTTGCTCTTCAAGACCCTTGGAAAGAATAATCTTATTATAAAATCTTTTTGCAAACTCTGGGTCATCTTGATATAGTTCAGCAAACATTCTCTTACCTGCTTGCGTCTTGATCTTGGTAACAACCTTGTCAAGCACTACCTTCTTGCGAGAGTCTGAAAGATCCTTATAACTATCTGATTGAACAAACTTCTCAAGTACAGGTGTCAGCATTTCTGATGTTAGCTGACGATAGCGTGCTATCTGTTCGTTGTTCATGTCAAGTCCTTTGATCTTATCACCAACACGACCCTTGACATAGTTTAAACGAGAGAGTTCCATTTGCAGTGGTGACCGATCTGACTCAGAGATAATACCAAATCCTGTAATTGCTTGGACACGGTTAGTCTCACGAGGTCCGCCATACAGACCATACTCAGCAGGTAGTTGCTCACGCAATCCGGGAATACGTTGCTGTAGTTTCTCAATTGGTGTAGTTGCCTGACGCTCATACGGATCTAAAATACGAGCCGCTTCGTTGACAATCGCAGGAGTCAGTGGGCGCAGGAGTTGAGATGCAATCTGTTCATCTACACGAGCAGGATCTGTTACACCCTCAAGTACTAATGAGAATCCTTCCATAAAAGACTTGGACATAATGTGATACTTAAGACCAATCATTACATCTGTGATTAGATCACCATACAATTTCTTATCAGGATTAGGATCAGCGTTGTAGTCTTCAATGGCACGTTGTAAGTCACCTGCTAAACCAAAGGCTGTTGCAATAGGTTCAATACGCTGATAAGGAATCCATGTGTCACCGATCTTGATCGCAAAAGCAGCCTTTCCTTCATCCTTCCATGACTGCGCTTCTTGCCCATCACGAGGAGCACCAGTAACACGGCCTGCCGCATACATTGTCATGATAGCCGCGAACATAGATGTGCCTAAAATCTGACGAGGAATCAACTCATCATTGGACATCTTGACAGGTACACCACCTTCTGAGTATTTAGGACGAAATGCAAACGGTAGACCGGGGACGTATGTTGTACCTTCTTTAAGAATATTCCAAGGAGTCTTGACAAAAGGAACCATTGTACCCAACACTAAACGCGATGCTGAACCCCCTTCATTCTTTAACTTTTGGATCTGCGCGGGTATACCGTACAAGCGAGACTGGAATGTATTGTCAAGTGCAAACTCACGTACTGTTGTGTATGGTAGCCAGTCGCTTTCATCTGTACCAAATACCTTACCTAGTCTGCGCTCCATCTCACCAAAGTCATTAGTGATTACAGAAGCCTCACGTTTGTATGATTCAAATAACTCACGATAACGAATGTCATCTGCGCCTGCTTCTTGACGAGCTTTTTGTGATGCCATCTGCGCTACTTTCTGTCTACGAAAACGAGCCTTACCATACTCATCAATCGCAACAGTCAGCTTAGTTGGTATACGTATTGCTTCACCACCAGATCCTGGAATTGTCTTACGAATGTAATCATAACCCTCATGCACATACTGTGAGATTTCTTCATTGGTAGGTCTACGTGTACGTAATCCATTAAAACGTGCGACAAACGCTTCAGTTCCTTCTTGTAATCCTTCTTCTAATGCGGCACGTCTTGCATATGCATCAACAATAGACTGCTCTACTTCTTTAACTGTACGTTGTGTAGCGCCTGCAATCTCTCGCACTGTCCCCGGCACATCGATAGGGTAACCACGCAACCAACCAGTACGGAAGTAATGTAGATCAGCTACGAATCCTTCTGTTGCCGCCTGTAACATAGCGTATGCATCACGTAAAGAGCGATCACCTTTGGTAATCTTAGTCGCATCTGTTAACGCACCAATAGCATACACGGTAGGACGTAGTACATTCTGCACTGCAATTGACAAAGCGTTAGCAATCGGAGTCATTGTACCTGAAAGATAACCATTTATAACAAACTCTAAACCGTAGTCTGCAATTGTTTTCCGTTTACTAATTTCACCGATAGCATCTGCAAGTGCTTCACGTTCTGCTCTAGCTGACAGCGTTTCATCTGGCACTGTGTTTGCCATTCGCTTCATAGTATCTATGCAGGCATCTGTTGCAACTTTACCCATTAACAGGTTACTCCAAACATGATTTGATTGATTTGCTTACCGCGCTCAAGATCACCTTCTTGTATATTTAGATATCGTTTCATCTTGCGTAGTTGAGTCATTGCATTTGCAATCTTAGTCTTCTGGGCAATGTAAGCAGAGTTACCGATGTAGTTATAGTATTGAATATCTTGCATCACTCGCACTGCTTCTTCACTGTCAAGCTTACCTTCACGGTTTAGTGCGAATAGAATCTTACGTGAGTCAAACATCCGTTGCTGTGCTTCTTGAATTAACGGTGTTAATGCCTCTAGCTCAGCGGCTTTAAAAATGTTTTCATCATTCTCTGCCAGCCACTCAGCAAGATCATCGTAGTCGTTGAGGATACGTCCTTCTACTTCTACTGCCGCATTTACTACGTTGTTCCAAGAGTAACGTCCTGCTTGTGCATTTAAAACAAAACCTTCACCTGCAGTTACTCCACCATAATACTGTTCGTTACGTAAGCGCACTAACTGGTCTGAAGATTCTGCTTGAAGACGCGAATGAAAATCACGTTCTGGTTGTGTTGTTCCTGTAACTTGCGCTCGATCTGGTACAGGAGCTTCTGCTCTACCTAATGTTGCACGCTGTACTGCTTCAATCCCCGGAGCATCAGGCGATGTAGCCGCAAACTTAGCAGACGGACGAGTACCTGTAGAGCCTACCCCCGGACGTGGGTCAAGCCCTAGAGGAATACGTGGAGTTACAGGTTTATATTCAATTGGGTTGACACGCTCAGCAACGCGAGCATTGAGTGCATTGACTTCAGCCTCGATAGGCTCAGGTAGTTTCTGTGCTTCTTGTTGTACTGCCGCACGAGTCGTTGCTAGGTCTGCACCTGCTTCTTGTTGTAGTGTGGCAAGGCGGGTTTTCTGTAATTGCGGTAGTTTATCAATACGTCCTGCATCAATAGTATTAATATATCGCTGTGCATTTGCGGCTTCTTTAGCTTCAGCTAACTTAGCCTGTACCTTTTGTTGTTGAGCTACTATCTTATCGACTGTTGCTTGCGCCCTTTGTTTAGCCGCGACAGATTTACGAGCATCAACAATCTTCTGAGCTTTTGCAACTTGATTGTTTAAAACATTCAAAGAGTTTTGCAGTGTTTGTACTTCTCTGCGAGGTAATGCCCTAGCCGCAAGAGGAATTAGTTCTTCTTTTAATTTAACAACAGGATTAAATACACGAGCTTCTGGTGTAGGTACATCTGCAAGTTGACGGCGTGGTAACTCTTCTGCAAGTTTTTGTACATCTTCAATTGCACCAGTCTCTTGTAGACTTTGACCAACACGAGCCTCAATAGATGCTAACTCAACATCATCAAGTGCGCTGAAGACTTCATCCTTAAGCTTACCATCTTCACGAATAGATTGAGGTACAATAATACCTTCCTCATCGCCCTCAACTTTAACGCTTGGACCTTCAGAGACACGTTGTAAAACTTTACCTGCAACAGCACCGATACCTGCCCCTAACGTACCACCTGCCATAATATTAAGTACAGCAGAGTCACCAAATTCTTCATAAGTAGGTTCAAGTAAACCACCTGTAACACCACCTGCCGCACCTCGGCTAGTTGCTTGCGTTACGATGTTTGCTGATTTAAGTAGCTTAGTCCACACAAATGGTAAAGTCACAGGATCAACAAGTGAACCAAGAAGCAAAGCACTGTAACCTGATATAGGATTTTGCTGAAGCATGATACGTAACTCACGCTCTTTCTCAAAGTCAGATGTCCCTGAAAGACTGATACCTTGATCAATATCTCCAGTAGCCATCTGCTCAATACCACGAGCAGTAGAGGTTAATCCACGTTCAGTAGCACGAAAGAGAGTTTCACCAATACCATACTGTTCTCCTTCGCGAGCATCCAGATCAATTAAAGCATTGTTAATTTGCGCTTCTGTATATCCGTCAGGAAACTCTATGAGTCCGTAAGTTGGATGCTGTACAGTGACTGTCATTACAGTGCCTCGTTCAACCCACGATTTAATAGCTGTACTTCTAGTTTTTTAAGTAACATATCTTCAGAAGGTTTACGTCCTCTTTTCTTTTTCAAAACCCGATAGCGAGAAATAATTGCATCATCACTAATTGCATCAATCCCTGCTTTTTCTTGTTGCGGTTTTATTGTTGGAGGTTTTTTAATAACTACGCCTGTCTGACTAACTGGCATATCAATAATTTCTGAGCTAGCACCTCTACCTAATGCTGCTTCTTCTGCACCAATATTTCTATTGGCTTCAACATTTGCTAATGATGAAGGCGTTTGAGTTGGGGCAGGAACACTTTCTTGCGAGACTGTTTCTGCGCTTGCTCCTGCTGTCTTTGCAGGGTTAGGTACTACAACTCCTTGTTCGTTTGTAATGTAGTCAGGAACTGAAACTTCTGGTGTAGAAGGTGGAGTAATTTCACCTGCAGTTTGCTGATTAAAATCTAATAACGGTACAAGACCTTCTGTAGTACGGGTATGTGGTACATCTTTAAATATAGGCTCACGCCCTACTTCAATGTACTTACCTGTTGGTAAACCTGCTTCGTTAAACTCTTGCTTATAAATAGGTTTAGTACCTACCTGCACAGGAGCGTTGACAATATCTCCCATTTGTTCTTTTTCAATAGTATCAGCAAGCATTCGCATTGCTTGAGCTTGTGCGCCCCATCCTTCTACATTAGATAACCCTTCAGCCATTGCTCTTAGTTGCTCAGGATCATTTAGGTTTTGTCCTTGAGTTAGTAGTTCAAAGTCTCTATAACGCTGAGCCTCTGGATCTTCTCCCCGAAACATTCCTCCAAGTAAACTACCAATACCTGCACCTGCACGTCCTGCTCCTGATTGTCCTTGAAGCATTTCTGCATATTGTTGCTCTCTTTCGGCACGAACTTCTGCAGGAGATTTTAAACCGAATAATGAATATACTTCTTGCGCTGTTCTTGCCATTGTTAAAATCCTTTAAGTCCAAATGAACCTAACATTCCACCAACAAAATCTGTTTGCGCTGAGGCTCGTTGTTTTTCAAGTCCTGCTTGTGGTGCAAAGTAACCGATACCAATGTTACCTGCGGCTCCTGCGGCGGCACTACGTGCTGTTTGTGCATCAACACCTGAACGCATAAGAGCATTCTCAAGCTCACTAATACCCATACCTGCTTGAAGCATACCGCTTGCCATTTGTTGTAGTTGTGCTTGTTCACCAAATGCTTGCTGACGAGACTGAGCCGCTAGCTGTGCAAGAGTTTGTTGTTGTGCTTGTCCAAGTCCTAGTGCATCAGGTTGTACCATACCAGAGCCTGCACCAAGTCCTTGAGATTCTCCTGCAAGTCGTAGACCTAAACGTCCACCACCAAACAACCGTGACTGCAATGCTGTGGCTTGTTGTTCAAACTGTGGCTGTAACAAAGCCGCTTGTTCACCAAACACCTGTTGCGCTCTTGCTGATGGATCAAAGGCCGCCGCTTGTTGAAACATATTTCCTGCACCGCCTAAAGCGGAACCAAGGACTTGTTGATAAGGAGCCGACAACTGTGAATAAAAATCACCACCTGAAGTATACCCAGAAGTACCAGATCCGGTAGTAACTGTGTACGGCTTAAAGTAAGCTTGCTCAGCATATCGAGCCGCATCAGCTTTCATTGCATCGCCTGTTCTTGATAGACGACCTGTGCCTAACAAGCCGCCAACTACGTTACCCATTTGTATATCTCCACATAGGTCTATCTATTCCGTCATCACATGACAAGGTTTGTACATATTCATAACCAAGAGACTGCACGAACTTCTCCAACTTGGGGTTGTCAGTCAAACAAAAAAACGGCTGTCCGTGCATCATCTGTAAAAGTCCATGTACTTGTTCAAATTCTTTCTTAATACTTGGTGTCCACTTGTGTACATCTGCGTGAGTCCAAGTTCTATCTGCAAACCGTTCAAAGTAAATCGTATATGCAGGTTGTATTGCTACTGGCGTTTTAATCATGGGCCAGTAATATCACCTGCAACTTGTATTGTTACTGATGTACCGCCATTGTGAGAAGTGTTTGCTCCTGTGACAGAGTGTCCTTCGTACAAGTTAACAGACTGACCTTCAGTAAACGTACCGTCAGAAGTAACCATGCGATACCCACGAGCTAACACAACACGATACACAGTATCTTTTCCCGGCCCTTGTGTGTACGACTGACTTGTAAAAGCATCTGAAAAAATACCCTGTAAGCGGGGAACCCAAGTGTTTTCAAAAGTAGACGAGTCAGGGGCTAATCCAAATGACGCAGAAATCCCATCAACAATTAACGTACTAAACGAGTTATTAGGCCCATACACTTGCGTATCATTAAAGTACACACGCTCAACACGAGTGCCATTAAAGTAGAAGTTATCCTGCCACCCAATCAGACTACCGCCGTTGAAACTAATCACAACTATGCGTCCTGCGTGTAGATGTAAAGATCAGTACCATCTAAGTATGCTCTGACTATTCCTGCAGTTTCTTCAGAGGCATAGCCAAGTGCAGGAATTGCATCAATTTCTTGCTTAACATATGCAGTCGTTGCAATCTTAGTTGAGTCATCAGCCGTTGCTTGTGTAGGTGCTGTTGGATTGCCTGTTAAACTAGGTGACGCTAAAGGTGCAAATGAGTTAGCAACAAAGGCTGTCGTTGCAATAGACGTATCTGCTGTACCTGCCGCTTTTGTAGGAGCCGTAGGTGTGCCTGAGAATGCAGGAGATGCAACGTCTGCTTTAGAGTTTACAGCAGTTTGGATATTGTTAAACTCATCGTCAATCTCTGTGCCTTTGATAACCTTCAATGGTTCGCCAGTCTGCAGAGTATCTTTACTTGCAAAGTTTGTTGATTTAGTATAGTTACTCATTATAGAATCCTGCCTTGTTTAACATAGATATCCATCTTCTGTATTGATAAAGCACCGCCATTGACATCTGCTTCAAACCCTAATTGCATGACGTTACCTGAACCTGATGCGGCAATACGAATGGTATCCACCAATACACCACCAGAGTATTCAGCGGCAAAGTCTACAGCTTTTACATACAGTGTTGTTTCTGTACGACTGCCATTATCTTTATGATAGTAATAACCATCTGCATCTAAATACACCAGTAACGGTACATTGTACACAGCATCTGATGTTAGCTGAAAGTCAACCGTGTAGTGTTCATCTGGTGTTGTATCTTCGTTGGTAATGGTTGTTGCTGTCTGACTAACTGATGGTGTTGCTGTAGTTAAACCATACTTACCAATTGTCTCAGACGGGGCATTAGAACCATACTCATAGATTGTACCTTGACGTACATCCAACGAGTAAGACTGGTAGATATCGCTGTAATCAAATCCAGACTTGACAACAAAGTTTTGGCCAATTGCACCAATCACTGTAATACTCAGACGCTTGAGTATTTTACTAATAGATGCATCGCCAAGATCAAAGTAGTTTGTAAAGTAAGTCATACGATACTGGCTACCATTGTCTTGGTGTCCAAAATACTGAGCAAGACCATCTTCATGAGTCATGTATACTGTGCCATCAAACGCAAGCCATGATGTAAAGTTCATGTTATCCCAAACAGTCACACGAGCACTACCATCTTGTAGTGGCCCTCGCATATCAAAGCAGTACACTTTGTTTGTTGATGGGAATGCAAGCAGATAGAATGCATAACGCTCTGAGTACACTGCTTTAATGTCTGCTTTGGTTTCACCTTCTAAGAACTGTACAAGATCATCACGCACGTTCTTAGATAACTCACGCATTGGTGTAGATTTCTCTTGAATGACTCGTCCAAGGCTACGCAAACCTGACTCTGACAAGAAAAGAATATCACCGCCTGTGTTTACAATAGAGTCACGAGCAATACAACCTACACCTGAGATAACTTCTACAAGCTGTAAGGTCGTTGGATCAAGATAAGTTTGTGATGTGTCACTGTCACCAAAAATAATAATGTTCTGTTTACAGAATACAATTAAGAAACCGTTGTGTGCGCCTAAGCCTATAATCTCATCGTTGCCGTATACAAGGATACTTGAGATGTCTAAACTACCTGCTGTTCCTCCATCCCAGTCTGTGCCGTCAAGTAAGTTAGACCAATATAGTGTTGTTTTGTTAGTAGCTGTTGATGCCGCCCAAATGCGACCATAAGCTGACAATGCTACGTTTGCTTCAGGAGGTGTATCATGATACCAAGCGGCTGTGATTGTGCCTGTAGCAGGGTTGTTAGAATTAGAACTGGGCAGTGTATAAGTATAGGTATCTGTCCCAGTCACCGTAATAGTAAACGTACCATTAAAGACAGCTTCATTAGCACCACTGATGGTAACAGGATTACCTGATGTAAACCCATGACTTGTGTGCGTAACCGTTGCAGTGGTTGATGAGGATGTAATTGTAACTGTAGCGGTACTTAATGCATCGCTCATATCTTTGACTTCGCCTGAAACAGTGTCAAAGAATAATGGTTCGTATCCTGCTTGAAACAAGTATGCCGCATCGTTTAATGTAACAGCCTGCCAGTTACCTTCAGTAATACTTTGTGACCCTGAGTAGGTAACAGCGTTAAGTGAGCCTGCTGAGTAAATGTAAAAACTATCGTCAGACCATGCACCAAAGTATTCAGTTGCATCAATGTCAACAAACCGATGCATACCCTTAAGATTTACGCCTGTAGACTCAGCAAGAAACTGCCAACCCTTACGAGCACCTAAGCGTCCAAACTTATCAATGACGCAATTGGTGGCCTGTAGTGCAAACCCAGAATCCAAAGTAATGCCAGACTCTTGAGTGTTAAGACCAAAGAATCCCGGTGCGGCAATACTTGAAGACTGTAATGGTTTTGTCATGGTGTAGTCCAGATAAGTTCTTCAGGGTGCTTAGCTTGGTCAAATGAGATCGCATCATTTAATGAACGGTTAGCTGTGTTGTATGCTGACAGTCCCGCCATGCCTCCATCTTCTCCACGTTCTTCAACAGCTTTAGCATAAGCTAAATGAATCACAGGACGCTCTGGCGCATAAACAATATCAGTGTCTCCAGTCAACGCTCCCGGTCTAACAACTAAGTTAAACCGTAGTTGATACACACCACTAGGTTTAGGGTACACTTCTGCAATTGTGTCGCCGTTAATATCAACACCATTAAAACTGTAGTAGCGAGGAGAACCAGACGCAGGATTTGCTAAGTAATCTTTTGTCATTCTATCTGCAGAACGATACGTCATCTCGTAGTTATCAGTGTCGTTATAAACATTCAACACCTGCATACGAGTACCAGAGTCTGTTAAGATATACGCAAAGATATCTGCAGTAGTAGTTGCAGTAATTGTTGTACGCAAATGCGACCATGACCAAGCATTCTCAATCTCTTCTTTCGCATCGTTAACGAAATCACCAATGAGTTTGCTGTATGCGGTCTCGTCTACTGTAGAGACCTCTCGCTCTCTTAAACGTCTAAGAACATTATTTACTATTTCAAGATACGTCATTTGCGTTTCCTACTTAAGAGATTAATATTATAGCATACTTTTGCTACTTTGTCAACCCCTACCACTTAACTTTGTGACTCCAATAACGAGCCGATAACTTAGAAGGATTAGAATCTTGAGCATTATGTCTAGCATAATAACTTTTCTTACGTGCTTTGTCTTTTGCACTTGTTGGATTCTTACCTGCACCTTTTACACCTTGTTGACCAAATCGAATTGTTTTAACTTGATCGCCTACTTTAGCTACAACAACGTGTGACTTCTTAGGATGATTAGGTGTACGCTTAGGTTTATTAAATCCTGATACACCTGCTCGCTTGAGTCTTGGATCTCTTTCGGCCATTAGAATCTATGTCCTCTTGGTTGGTTAGGTAACCTTTTCCAATTTTTGTCGTCATCAACTTTAGACTTTTTCTTTTCTGAGTTGACAGTCTCACCGGGAATATATGTATAACCTTTTGGAATACTACGGTTGTCAATCTTTGGTTGTGGGTTTGGTGCAAACTTTGGCTTACTCATTTTCTACGTTTTCCTGATGCAGTAACTTTATGTTTGATTTTTGCGGGTCCAGTCTTGCGTGTTGTGCTTGATTTCTTTTCTGCCGCTGTCATCTTCTTGGCTACTGCCTTTGGACGGCATGACGGGTAAGGGCGTTTGGAATTTCCTTTTGCGCTTTTGCGCCCACACTCTTTGCCCGTCTTCAGATCTACCCACTCTTCCTTGAACCACTTGGTCAACCCACCTTTTGGTTTACTTGTACTTCCCGCCACGCTTCTTGTACTCCTTAGTAAGCCATCCACTTGCATACGCAGAAGGCCAGACTTTATACTTCTTCTTTGCCTCAGCCTTCACACGATTATACAATGCTTTATTGGTAGGCGTAGCCATTAGATGTACTTCTTTGCTTTCTGTTTTGCTTTTGTTTTTAACATCTTTTGAGCTTTTAATCCTTGCGTTAGCATTGATGCACCCGGAATACCTGCGCGAGCAGTTCCAGATAGAGTTGCTTTTTTAGCAATTTTTTTAACCGTTTCAGTTACACGACCTTTTGCTTTTTTGTTTGGACGACTATATGGAGTTTTACTTCCTTTTTTTGGACGACCTACTTTATTACCGTATGTACCTTTACCTTGAGGCATAATTATTTCTTCCCTATCATTTCTACAATTCCCTTACCGGCCTTGACACCAAAGCTAGCAAGAACAATCACCATGAGAATCTCATGATACCAAATCGGCAAAGTTGCCAATGCGTTGAACCCCGCTTGGATATGTCCTACCATGCTTGGTATAAAGACAAGTATCAACGGGATGCTGAACACTATCGTTAACCACTCGTCTTTCCACGAGTTCTTGGATGCTTCGGCCATGATGCGTTCCCAATCCGCTGTGGACTGTGCCGCTGTTTTCAGTGCGGTGGCTTTGGCCTCTGCGGTGGCCTTGGTTGATTCCGCCTTGGCACTGACCCATGTACCTGCCAAGTTCGTGATAGCTGTGACTAATCCAAGCATCTGTCATTTTCCTTGTTGTGGTATTGGCACACAGGCCATGCCTCTGGGATCTTCAGCATCTGCCATGATTATCATAGCGTCCTTAAAACAATCTTGAGGATCGTTGTACTCTTTACGTTCTACAATCTGTAACACACCGGGTTGTAAAGCAATAGTAATAATTCCATAGATGATCCACATAGGTGACCTACTGTTTACTGAGCCAGTAGAAGATATATATTACCAAGCCAATGGCTGAGAGAACGCTAACGCCCAAACCGATGCTAATACAAATATCAACAATTTGTTTCTTACGTTTAGCTTTCTTGGCTTTCTCAGCTTTCTCTGCGGCTTCACGGCTTTCCTTCATCTTACTCTGGTAGTCTAACCAATCTGTCCATAACCCGGCTCGCCCTTGCCAAATCATCATTTGCTTCAGAGCATCCTCATATTCTTTAAGTTGCTCTGTTGCCATGAACGCTTCAAGGTCAGACTTATATCCGTGTTCATGTGCTTTCTTTTGTATCTCAGCTTTGAGGCCAAAGTAGTCTGCTAGTGCTTGTCCTGCTTCATACAGTTCTTTACCATTGGCGATGGTTTCTTTAATAACGCCAAAGGCCGCATTAGCGGCGGCGAGTTCAGCTATCATCGGGGCGATCCTTGCCCAATAACCTCTGTACTGTCTTAGTTTCGTAGATCCTTATTGCTGTCCATACTAATGTAAACAACGCCGCCATCGGAGGCAACAGTTCACCTATCGTTCCTACTACAGTGACTACACTTAAACCGTCTACTAAAGTTTTCGTGCTTTCTGTTGCCATTGTCATCTCCGTTCCTTAGATTGCATCCGGCCAGTCGTTAATGGGAGCATTACCTGTCGGCATACCGTCAGCGTCTACAGGAGCGTCATAGAGAGCCATAAATGCTTCTAGGGTAGTGACCCCTGCTATGGCAGTCTCGATAGCT